TCGTATTCCGGTCAACAGCAGTCTAGGCAAACGCATTGGCGACAGCACAGTTGGTGTGGCCATTCACTCAATGTATGCAGATCAAAACGAACCACGACAGCCACTCAGTGGTGTGCGCCTGGCCGAAGTACCAGGACTGATGCTAGAGCGTCCAGCATCGCCACGCGAGCTGGTACCCAACGCAGAGATCATCAATCAACTGCGCGAAATCATGCGCGAACACGGTGCTGCCATGCGCACCCTGTTCAATCCTGCAGAACTGCGAGCTCAACAGATCACAGACTTGTTCAAGTTGGCTGTGGACTTTATCAACACCAAGGTTGGTGCTCCACTGCAACCAGCGGGACAACTGCTGGCCGAGTTTGGCCAATGGCTACAGACTCGAGTCACGCCGCGCAAGTTTGCCAACATTGTGGAATATCTCAAGAGTCCATCAACCAACAGCGAGGCCATGGCAGCGTCATTTTTGGCGTTTGAATTGTTGCATGCTCTCAAGATGGATCTCTTGCAGCAGGCAGATCAGCAACACCCTGGACAGGAAGGCTGGGTCATGGCCACACCTGCAGGCTATGCCAAGGCTGTGAGCCGCTTTGATCCTGAGAGTTTTGCAGCTCAAAATCGTGCTAGAAACAACCCCAACTGACGGCTTTTACCAAATTGATATAAATAAGTGCAGGGCGAAAGCCTAACTTTTTAAAGGAAACAATCATGGCACAAATTACCAAAGTAAACGGTACTACCCAACCGGTATTTGCAATCAACGTTCAAAACGGTTCTATTGCTAACACTGCAAACATTGCAGCACAGGGTTCAGTTCAGTTCGCTGGTCCTGAGCTAGACTTCTTCAGTTTGGTCGCAAACAGCGCAATGAGCGCCAGCGGTGCAGCAAATGCAACTGGTTTCATCAACAACGCTCTGCAGGCTATTCAGCAGACCACAACTATTGCAATGTATCAAGTAACACCAAGTGCACCAACAATCCTAAACATCGCTCTGTACCCCACAGGCGCTGCTAACGCTGCTCAGATTCTGTCTGCAGCTCAGGGAGCAAATGCAACTGGTGGCCTAAACATCGGCTTCAGCAGTTGCGCTGCAAATGCTGTGTTTACCACAAGCCCACTGTCCTAATCTAATTAGGCTCACAAACAACCCTGGATCCAAAAAATCCAGGGTTTTTGTTTGGCATTAAATATCGCGACGATGAAAATACAATGTCGCACTCTATTTGACTGCACTTACACCGGAATAACCGGCAGTTTTAGACCAGCACAACTTCCATTCACAGATCGGGCCAATCAGCCTGTGCATGATCACGACAGCTGGCAACGCAGTAGAAATCAACAGCGTAATTACGAAACTCTGCTGCAGATTTTTGGTTTGCGTACACAGCCCATGAACGTGTCACACCCGGTGTGTGTGGCAGGCGTATGGGAATTCACGTTTGAAAGCGAATCTGAGGGCGTGTTTGCTCTCAACGGTCAGGATGAATTGGCCGGACTTAGAGCTGACTGTGAGGGCGTGCCCATGACCATGAATCTAAACGAAGTTACTCACACAGTGTCAGTGTTGTGTACCCAAGGTCCGCAGCAAAATATATGGTTTTCGCTATAAATATCAAAATGGAGACTGCTGTGATTGATCCCACTGACATTGAAAAAAAGAATCTTGAAGCACACGTTGAGCTCTGTGCTGAAAGATACAGATTTGTAGAAAACAAGCTCAACACTCTGGAAGAAAAGATTTCAGCACTGGCACCAGTCATGCAAGAAACTCACGAACTGGTACACGCTCTCAGTGACAAACACAACAATCAGATACAGAACTGGAGCATTGGCATCATAGTGCTGCTGCTGTCACTGTGCGGTTGGTTGGCTACCCAATATCTAGCTACATTATGACACGCGATCAAAAACTGCAACGCTGGGCCGATCGCGAACTTCCACGCCATGTTGACAACATGATCCTGGAACAGGACGGGCAGATCTTGGCGTTTGGTCGGTATCTACTGGAGACCAGCCGTGACTGCTGCACTGTGTCCATAGATAATCGCACAGTGCATGTGTTTGCCAATCGACGCACTGCTATCAGTTGGTGCACAGCACACAAATTGCGCCAGGGTCGTTTGACTGAAGAAATCATTGTTCTTGATCAATTAAAGCAGGATCTCACAGCAGACATACAGCAAAGGCAGAAACAAGCACAACGCAGTAACCGCACAGAGTTTCGTGATCTTGTGTCAGTCAAACTGCAACCCCAACAAGCCAGACTCGCAGCCACGACCTCCGAACTAGAAAAATGTATAAAATTGGCTAAATATTTGCAACTTAAAGGATTCAATAATGAAACTCTTCGAACTAGCAGCGCCTAGCGCTACCAAAAAGATTGCCAAGGTCTTTGAAAGTCATTTTGGCAACAAGATTGGTTTTGACAACCTCACACCGCAACAGGCAAAAACCATGCTGCGTAGAGTGAGGTCTGTGCTGTCCGAGCACCGTGCAACCACAGCTCGTCACCGCAGCCATGACAATCCTGACTACCTCAAGTTGGTCATGATGGAGCAGGCATTGGTGTCGCGCATTGGGGAACAGAGTGTGGGCGGCGTTGGCTCAGCACCCATGACAGGTCCAGGTGCAGCAGTGTCTCAACAGGCCGCAGCGTCTCAACAGGCCACTGCTGTGAGCAAGGCGCAGGGCAAATTCGCTGATCCCAAGGTCAAGACAGCTATTCGCAAATACATGCTGGGTCAGCGCCTGACACCGCAAGAAACACGCTTGGTACAGGGTGCGCAGATGACCATGACCGAGGATCAATTGCGTAGAGCATGGACAGTGTTGCAAGAAAGTGAAATCCAACAGGCTCAGGTTGTGTTGGCAGCACAGGACATGGTAGACAAAATGCAGGACATGTTGGAAGAGGTCACAGAACTTCAGTTCAAAGAACTACCGGCTTTGGTGGATTCCATCAAGAATCAGGTGGGCATGGACCAAGCTCAACAGTTCAACACAGATGCAACCGCGGCTTTGAGTGGTCTGGTGCAGAATTTACAAGGCGCCAAGCAGCAAATGGAAACGGCATTGGGTGTGGTAACAGGTCAAGCTCCTGCTGTGGATCCTGCTGCTGCTGCTCTGGGCGCTCCTACTGACCCCACTGCTGACCCTGCTGCTGCCATGCCCGGCGACACAGAAATTGACAGCACCGAACTTGACGTTACTGATGTGGAAGAACCTGCACCTGTAGACGATGAAGATGATGCAGCTCCAGCTGCTGGTGCCCTGGGCCGTGCCAAAAGATAATGCGCATCAACGAAGTAGCTGACATCACCACCGACCCTACACCCAACCCGCAGCAGTTGATGGGTCTGGTGGAGTTGTTGTCAGGTCTTGCTGCTAACAGCAATGCTCAAAAACAAATTGATCAAGATGCATTTGTGAGTCTTGCTCAAAGCCTGGGCATTCGGGTAACCAAAAACATGTTGCCTGACATGATCAACCTGCCACCTCTCAGTAACATGTTGGAGCCATTGCGCCCCAACAGCACTGATCCCATTGTGTACAAAGGCGGCGATACCACCAACACCACTGAACCACCTGAAATGCCAGTGGACCGTGCCAGAGATATTGTGGCCAAATCAGCACGCTCGGCCATGAAACGTGGCCTCAAAAAATAATCCGTTGTAAATAACACATTGATGTTGTACAACTCAGGAGGATAGCCATGGCTTATTCAACACAGGTATTGGATCATTACGAAAACCCCCGCAATGTGGGCAAACTGGACAAGAGCGATGTTTCGGTGGGTACCGGGCTGGTGGGTGCACCTGCCTGCGGCGATGTTTTACAACTACAGATCAAGGTCGAAAACAACATCATCACTGATGCCAAATTCAAGACCTATGGGTGTGGGTCAGCCATAGCAAGCTCAAGTCTGGTGACAGAGTGGGTCAAAGGCAAAACTCTTGACGAAGCTGGCGCAATCAAGAACACAGAAATTGCACAGGAACTTGCACTGCCTCCTGTGAAAATACACTGTTCAATCCTGGCGGAAGATGCTATCAAAGCAGCTTTGGCGGACTACCAAGAAAAGCAAGCTCAACTCAATTCAAACTCATGTTGAATGTTGTTCTGTATCACTGCAATTTAATCCCAAAACAGGATCAGGTTCAATCAACTCAGTTATATGTAAGTGTCGCTACTCTTTACCTTAAAACTTATGTTGATCTCACAAGACCTGAGGTTGCGTCACAACTGAATTGGCATCTGCCCATACAGCATGCCATGACAGACCAAGAGCTGATTGACTACTGTTGGGACAACGAGATTGACGTTTTGGGACTCAGTCTGTTCCACTGGAGTTATGACTATATTCGTGATCAGCTGCTGAGGGTCAGGCACAGTTTGCCACCGCGAACCCGTGTGGTAGCCGGCGGAGGTCACGTGATACCCCATTCAGATCCAGATTTTTTACAAAAACATTCCTGGATAGATTACGCAGTATATGGGGCTGGTGAAGTGGCTTTTGCAGACATTGCAGAAAGCATTATCAATCAACAACCACTCATACGATTCAACACCAGCAATGTGGCCTGGCGGCGCGGCGAACAAAATCAATCAGTCACAGCTG